TCTGAAGCCTATGCGCTGTACCGCTCCATGCTGTCGGATTACATTGCTTTGGAAGCCACGCGCTTTCCTGAGATGCAGGAGTTTGTCGCGATATGAGCCAACAGTTAGAGCGCTTTTCGATTTCTGCACCAGGCTTTTACGGCCTGAACACCCAAGATTCGCCGCTTGATCTTGCGGCGGGTTTTGCTTTGGTGGCGCAGAATTGCATTCTCGACCAGTACGGTCGGATGGGCGCTCGTAAAGGCTGGGCAAAAGTAAATACCAGTACTGGCAATTTGGGCTCAAACGATGTAGGCGTCATTCATGAACTAGTCCAGACTGATGGTTCTGTGACAGTCTTGTGCGCTGGCAACAATAAGCTCTTCAAACTGAGCGGTACTAGCCTAGTTGAGTTGACCTATGGCGGCGGCGCTACAGCGCCAACAATTACTGCCAGTAACTGGCAGTGCGCGTCGCTTAACGGCATCACGTATTTTTTCCAAGCAGGCCACGACCCACTGATATACGATCCAGCGGTTAGTACCACTACCTACCGGCGTGTGAGCGAGAAAACTGGCTATGCAGGCACAGTGCCTTCAGGCAATATTTGTATTTCTGCTTACGGCCGTCTCTGGGTTGCAGGTAGTAATGCCGATAAGACGACACTGACGTTTTCTGATTTGCTATCCGGTCATGTTTATACGGGCGGCACTGCTGGTACGCTAAATGTTAATTCCGTCTGGCCAAATGGCGCAGATGAAATAACAGGATTGGCAGCGCATAACGGATTTTTGTTTATCTTCGGCAAACGCCAGATTTTGGTATACCAAGGCGCTACAGCACCGTCGACGATGTCGCTGTACGACACGGTAATCGGCATTGGCTGCCAATGGCGCGATTCTATCCAGAGTACCAATACTGACGTCGTGTTTTTGTCGAATAGCGGTATACGGTCAATCATGCGTACCATCCAAGAAAAGTCCGCGCCGTTCCGCGACCTATCAAAAAATGTGCGCAATGACTTGATGCAGTTGGTAGCTGGCGAAGACCCTGACAATATTAAAGCGGTGTACTCTGAGGTAGACGCGTTTTATCTGTTGACGCTGCCAACTACCGGTCAAGTCTACGTGCTAGACACTCGCGCGGCAATGCAAGACGGGTCATCACGCGCTACCACATGGACGCACATAGAGCCCACCGCGCTGTGCGCTCGTCGTAATGGCGATCTGTTAATTGGTAGGCCAGGATACATCGGTAAGTATTCTGGCTATTTGGATGACACAGAAACGTACCGTATGGCTTACTACACTAACCATGCGGATTTAGGCGACATAACAGTCACATCCCTTGTTAAGCGTATATCGATTGTCGTTATCGGTGGGTCTGACCAAGTAGTAACCATTAAGTGGGGCTATGATTTCTCTGAGAACTATTTATCAGAAAACGTCACTATCCCTACGCAAGGTATATCGGAATACGGAATTGCCGAATATGGCGCTAACGGCGTGCCTGTCGCGCAGTACGCTGGCGGTATTACGATTCAAACTTTAACCTCTCAGGCTACAGGGTCGGGCAAAGTAGTGCAAACAGGCTACGAGGCGGAAGTAAACGGTTTTGAGTTGTCCATACAAAAAATTGAAATCTTGGCCAAGCGTGGTCGGATTAGTTAAGGAGTAGTCATGTCAGACTATACAAAATCGACAGACTTTGCATCGAAAGATTCGCTGCCATCTGGTAACGCAGCGAAGATCGTCAAGGGTACTGAGATTGACACCGAGTTTAATAACATCGCGACGGCGATTTCGACTAAAGCTGATTTGGCCAGCCCATCACTGACTGGCAGTCCTACAGCACCAACGCAATCGTCTGGCGACAGTTCGACTAAATTGGCTACCACAGCGTTCGTACAAGCAGCGCTGTCTGTCCTTTACCCAGTTGGATCGATTTACACAAACGCATCAGTTAGCACTAACCCTGCTACTTTATTTGGTTTCGGTACCTGGGAGGCGTTTGGAGCTGGCCGCGTTATGGTCGGCTTAAACGCTTCAGATACTGCGTTTGATACGCTAGGGGAAACCGGCGGCTCTAAAGATGCCACAGTAGTTAGCCACACACATAGTTTTAGTGGTACTACCTCCACTATTGGAAATCACGTCCACCCGCAACTTACTTATAACGCTTTAAGTTCAGGTGGGACAAAACCCGTTGGTTATGCAAATACTGGTACTACCGCATCATATCTTTACGATACTGGTGAGGCTGGTAGCCATAACCATACTTTCTCAGGGACTACGGGCTCTTCTGGCTCATCCGGTACGAATGCTAACTTGCAACCGTACATTGTCGTTTATATGTGGAAGCGCACTGCATGAGTGCGATTGAAAAACAGCTCGAAGATTTTGGTGGAGGCATTACACATCATTTTTCTGATGGGCTATATGCTAAAGAAGCACTTGTGCCAGCAGGCACTGCGATATTGAAACATACGCACGACTTTAGTCATCTGTCGATTCTGGCTAAAGGAAAAGTAGCTGTAATGGCAGATGAAGTAGTACAGGTTATTGAGGCGCCAGCTTGCATAGAGATTAAGGCTGGTGTAACACATGGGGTCAAGGCAATTACTGACTGTGTTTGGTTTTGTATCCACGCAACGGACGAGAAAGACCCTGCGAAAGTGGATGACGTTTTAATTAAGGGGTACTGACATGCCTATCGGTGGATTAATTAGCGCTGGCGCAAGTTTGCTAGGTGGCTTTCTTCAAGGTGAGGCCGCCAAAGATGCGGCGGCTACATCTGCGGGAGCGCAGACTGCGGCAGCAAAAATAGCGGCTGAAGAGTCCCGCTTTAGGCCGGTCGGCATGACGACTCGTTTTGGTACGAGTCAGTTTGGTTTCGACCCCAAGACTGGGCGCCTATCAAGCGCAAGTTACGCGGTCAGTCCTGAACTTAAAGCGTATCAAGACCGATTAGCGGCGCTTTTAGGTGGTCAGCTTGGCCAGGCCGAAGCCGCCGCCGGGATGTACGCGCCACTGACAGGCGCTGCCGAGCGCATGTTTGGTTTGGGTGAGAGCTACCTAGCGCAGTCGCCCGAACAAGTAGCCCAGCAATATATGCAACGTCAGATGGATTTGCTGGCGCCTAGTCGTGAACGTCAGATGGCGCAACTGCAAAACCAACTATATCAAACTGGCCGTGGCGGCTTGTCAGTAGGTGCTACAAGCACCCGTCCATCAGGCGCTGCTGGTTTAGGTGCTGCCAGCCCTGAGATGGAAGCCTACTACAACGCACTAGCACAGCAAGATGCAGCGCTGGCAGCGCAGGCACAGCAGGCTGGCCAGCAACAGCTGGCGTTTGGTACCGGCCTGTTCGGCACAGGTGCTGGGCTATTGGGTCAATACCAAGCAGGTCAAGTCGGCGCGCTGTCGCCATTCACTTCCTATCTGGGTGGCGTGAGTTCACTGGAAAGCCTTGGTATGCAGCCGTTCGAGTTGGGTGTGAATTTGGGTGGCCGTAACGTCAATACTTCTGGCGCAAATGCGCTTCTGCAAGGTGGTCTGGGCGCCGCGCAAGCGATGCAGCAGGCTAACGCGTACAGTCCAATAGGCTCTGCCTTGACTGGCCTTGGCTCCACTATGCAACAACAGCAGTATATGAACCGGCTATTCCCAACAGCGCCAGCGCCTATTGAGGAGCGGCAATTTAGGCCTATAACCGCTGCACCAGCTATACCGGCAACATCCTCATCGTCCAGCCCGTGGTCTGGTGGTTTTTACGCATACTAAGGAGTAGACATGGCCAGCGAAATCTTAGGTCTGTTCACGACGCCAGATCAATACAACTTAATGCAACAGCAGGCAACTGACGCCAAAGCGCTACAGTATGCCCAGCTAAATCCATTCCAGCGCGCGGAGATGAGTCTGTTCCGTGGCGGCGCAGGCTTGGGTAACGCTATCGGCGGCATATTTGGTATGCAAGACCCGCAACTGCGCATGATTAGCCAGCGCCAGCAGCTATCGCAGGGTCTGGATATGTCTGACCCGAATTCAATTATGCAAGTAGCGCAGCAAGCGGCTGAGTTAGGCGACATGCAGTTCGCTACTACTTTGGCAGAGTACGGCCGTAACGCGGCAGCTGAATTGGCTAAAACCAGAGCCTCTATCGCCACAGCTAAAAAAGCCGAGTTGACTATCGAGCAGGAAAATAAACTGCGCGATGAACTAGCTGCGCTTGGCTCTAATCCGACACAGTCCGACATCATCGCTACCGTGTCTAGGTATGGTTCGCCGGAGCGCGTGCTGGCAACTCTCAGTACGGCAGCTACTACCCGAGAAAGCATTGAGGCGCGCAAGGACATAGAAAAAGAAAGGCTACTTGCAAGAGAACCTGAACAAAAGGCTAAAGCCGAACAGCGCGAACAGGAGCTAAAACTAGAGCACGAGCGTAAATTAGAAGCTCTAAGGGAAAAATTTGCTTCGCAAAAAGAAATTGAGCGCGAAAAACTCGATTATAAAAAGCAGGTAGCTGAAGAGAAAAAAGCGCAGGAAGAAGAAAAGAAAGAGAATAAGACGCTGACAGCTGGCTTGCAGGTAAAAGAAGATGAAGACCTCAAGTTAATTGATAGTTATCAAGCGCAACAAAAAGCGCTGGCAAGCCCAATTAAAATGTTGACGCCAGACCCTAAGACGAAAAAACCTCCGCTTGTACTGGGCCCACTACAAAACCGTAAGTATGAGCTCGCAAACTTCCGTAGTAAATCTACGCCCGAAAGCCGCGCATATGCAGAGCTTGGTTCTGCTGTTAAAACGGCAGTAAATATTCAAGCTGATGCTGCTAAAGGCGTTCAGACTGATCGCGACATCATACGTTTCTCGAAGGCGCTTATTGACGCCTACGGTAATAACGATACGCAAGCAACACTGGAAGCACTGAAACGGTTTAACGGCGCGATTAAGGATGCAGAAGTTAAAACTAAGCAGATAATTGAGAGCCGTAGAAAGTCGCAAGGCGTGCAGCCTTATTTTGGTCAGGAGCAGCCAGCTACCGGAACTTCTACTCCAAAACGCGTCAAGTTTATGGACCTGCCTAAGTAAGGTGCCGAGATGGATATTGAACTCCCAAATGGCGTAGTAATTGAAGATGTGCCTGAAGGTGTATCTCAGGCAGAGATAAAAGCCCGAGCAATTCAGGCTGGGCTGGCAACGGAAGCAGATTTTCCTTCCGCGCCTGCTCCTGCGCCCGCACCCGCGCAGCAAGCGCGCTTGCAGCCGCCAAGTTTTGCCCAGCAAATGGTCGGTCCCGGCTCGCCTACTTACAGTCTGTTTCGCGGTGCGGTAATCGAACCCGCGCTTGGTATTAACCAACTGTTGGCACAGTCTGGTCTTTTTGGTGAAGACATTCGTCTTGGAGCGCAGCAAGCAGTTGAGCAAGAACGCGCCGCGTACGAGACTGGTCGTCAAGCAATGGGGCGTGAAGGGTTTGACATCACGCAGCTTGGTGGCGCTTTTCTGTCTCCTCTTAATAGGCTATTTGGCGCCGCCACTGCGCCGACCGTGGGTGGAAAAATGGCAGCTGGAGCAGGTTCGGCGGGCATTTTTAGTGGTTTACTACCTACTGCTGGCACTGACGAAAACTTTGCCGACGATAAACTGTTCCAGATGGGCGCAGGCGCCGTGTTTGGGGGGTTAATACCTGCCGTGGGTGTTGCTGGCGGAAAGGTGCTCGACTACATCCGTAGCCTCCCTATAACGGCTAAAAATAAAGAGATAGCGTTGTGGGATTACATACAAAATCTTGTCGGGCCCGAAAAAGACGCCGCGTTGTCTGCGTTTAGAAATGCCGGTGAATTAGTCGCTGGCAGCCGTCCTACTGTAGCAGAGAGTTTAGTAGGCACGCCAAGCGCGGTTGGGCTCATAAAAGAGCAGCAACGGTTAGCTGGCCAAGCCGCTACAGCCCCAGCGTTTATTGAGCGCGGCGCAGAACAAGCCGCTGCCCGCGCCCGTACACTAGAAGGCGCGTTTGGGACGCAAGCTGATTTAGAAGCAGCGCGTGCCGCCAGAACAGCTGAAACAACGCCTATGCGTGAAGAAGCGTTAGCGCAAGCCAATATTTATGGGCAGGTAGCGCCGCGTCTTGAGCAAGAAATTGCGCAGCGTGAGGCCGCTGCCATACAAAATCTTCAAACCACAGGAAAAATCGCCACCGAAGAAGCGCAGGCGCTACAGCGCGCGAATACTTGGACGCCAGTGCCAGGGCAACCGCGCTTCCCTGCGCGTTACAGCCCGAACTACGACATGGCTAAGAGCTTGAATACTGCTGTGCAAGAGGCAGCTGATGCGGTCGGGCAGCGTAAAGCGGAAGCGGCGTTTAAGAAATTACAGCTGCAAAGCGTCACAGACGAAGGGTTTTACCCATTATCGTCCGCGCCTTTGTTGGATAAGATTAACAACAGCTTATCCAAGACGGGCGAAAAATCTAATGCCTTGCTAGTAAATTCTTTGCAGAGTTTGCGCGACAAACTTGTTCGCTACACGGACGACAATGGCATCATCAATAGCGTTGACCTATATAACGTACGTAAAGAAATTGGCGATGATATCCGACAGTACATGTCGGAAAGAGGCGCTTCAGCTACGTTTGGCGCACAAGCTACTAACGTGGAAACGTCACTCAAGAAATTGCTGGACAACGCGATTAACACTGCGTCCGGCTCTAATTTGTGGAGCGACTACCTATCTAAGTTTGCGTCGCACAGCCAAAAAATTAACCGCATGGAAGTTGGTCAGGCGATTATCGGCAAACTAAACGCTGGAATTACCGACGTTGAAAAAGTCGGTGCGTTCGCGTCTGCGGTTGATAATGCAGCCAGCACTATCAAGCGCACGACCGGGGTGCAACGATTTGACAAACTATCTGATTTTCTTGAGCCCTCCCAAGTTAAAGCAGTTGAAAGCGTTCGTGCGGATTTAGCGAGAAAAGCCAACGCATTTGAGCTAGGCAAAGGCGTTAAAGGTAAAACCCCTGAAGAAGGCGCAAAGATTAACTTGCTTAACCGCTGGTGGACTATCGCCGGAGGCGTGTTGGATAGCCTTAAACGCGGTAGTCAAGCGGAGTTTGACCGCAAAATGTCTGAGCTTATGTTAGACCCTGCAAAAATGGCTGGTTTCTTAGAAGTCATGCCAAAGCGCGAGACGACAAAAATAGCTGAAGCTATGATGGCGAAAATGAGCCCGGAAACTAGACGCACATTTGCCAGCTATTTATCGACCGCGCCGTCTCGTGCAGTACGAACCGGTATACAGCAGACCATAGAGCGGCCAGAAGAGCGCATGCTGCCGCCCGTTGAAGTTATAGGATACCCAGAGGAGTAAATGCCATTCGCGCTTATTGCCGCCGCGAATACAGCCATTGCGGCGGCGAAAGCCGGGTGTAAGCTTTACAAGGATATTAAGAATGCGGCTGGGGACGTCAAGGATGTACTTGACGATCTGAAAAAGCAGTTTGCTGCTAAACCCAACCCATCTAACGAAGAGAAACGACAGTACAACGAAGAAGTCCAGCGCGTCCAGACGATTGCTAAAACTGATCCTGGGGATGCGTTTACAGACATTGGCGAGCAGTTAGGAAAGTTCATGGACGCGTATGACGCGATCATTAAACTGTTCCTGAAAGAAGAGATGGAAGCCAAGAAGGTCTATAAGGGTGATGAGAGTATAGGAAGGCGAGCGCTTCGGCGCGTATTGATACGATCCAGACTAGATTCTATGCTGGCTAGTATCCGCGAAGAAATGGTGTACAACGCTCCGCCCGAGCTGGGGTCATTGTGGAGCAAATTTGAGGCTATGTGGAAGCAGATCAATGAAGAGCAAGAAATTGCTCGTGCTGAAGAATTGCGGAAAGCTCAAATAGCGGCATGGCAACGGGCAAGAACAATAAACAAGGCAAAGGCGCTGGCAACTTGGATTGGCGCGATCCTGTTCGTCCAAGTTTGGATGTGGGCGCTAATGGTAATGATAAGGAAAAGTCAGACGTATCAATCGTTATCGTCATATGTCTGGCAGTAATGGCGCTGACATTTGTGTTTGCTATACCGATGCTAGGTATGGCTTACATGGATATGAATAACGCTACTGCCGCAGCCGTTGAAGAGTTAAAGCGTATGCGTGAGACGCGCCGTAGATATGTAATGGAGTTAAGGAAACTTTATGAGCCTGACACTGAGCCAATTACGCCAACTACTCCCCAAGAATAAGTACGTCGAGCACTGGCACACTGCGCTGGCCATGCCTCAGACCGAGCTTGGCGGCAGCACGCTGCTAGACGACTACGATATCAATACCCCAAAACGAATCGCGGCGTTTATTGCGCAATGTGCTCATGAATCTGGTGGGTTTTCTGTGCTTCAAGAAAACCTAAATTACAAACCCCAAGCGCTTCGGCGCCTTTTTTCGAAGTATTTCACCGATGATGTTATTGCTGGACAGTATTGCGCGAAACCTAACAAGCAGGAGGCTATTGCCAACCGTATTTACGCTAACCGTATGGGGAATGGCGATGAGTCTTCTGGTGACGGCTATCGGTTTCGCGGTCGTGGGCTTATTCAGCTTACTGGACGAGACAACTATCAAGCTTTTGCTGACAGCTTGGAAATGGCCATAAACGACGTGCCTGACTATTTGGCCACGTTCGAAGGGGCAAGTCAGAGCGCTTGCTGGTTTTGGGAGAAAAATGGCTTAAATAAGTGGGCCGACGCAGGCGACATAAAAGAACTGACGCGCCGGATTAATGGCGGTTTCATTGGGCTTGAAGATAGGATCAAACACTATGAACATGCGTTGCATATTCTTGCTGGCTAGTCTGGCGTTAATAGGTTGTCAGGACCGCTTTCGCTACCCATGCCAAGACCCAGCGAACTGGGAAAACAAAGAATGCAAGCGTCCTATTTGTTCGTCAACAGGCACGTGCCCAGATCAATTAACCAAACCGGAGGATATGAAATCCGATGAACCCGCTAAAGTTAATCAGCCAGTTCCTTGCAATGAACCAGGAGCAGCACGATGCAGTAATTAAGTTTGCCATCGCTGTCACGTTCTGCTTTACTGTCGTCATGATGGTAGGGATTAGCCTGTACTCGGTCGTGTTTGTGACGCAGCCGATGAACGGCATGGCGCCTGCGGACAAGCAGTTCTTCCTGATCTTGTCGGACATGTCCAAGTACATCCTTGGGTCGCTGGCGACACTTCTGGCCGTCAAAGGCAAGGACGCCCTGCCACAGTTCGTGCCGCCAGGCTTATCGACCGCAAAAGACCGCGAAGACGCGCCCAAGGCCCCAACGCCTGCTGCGCCTGCGGCCAAACGGACTGAGCCAACGATCGAGCCTGTAGCAGCTGCTGCGCCTGTTGTGATTGGATTTGGCGGCAAACCGGCGCCTCCGCCAGCGCCTCAACCGGAGATCGAATGATGCAATATGTATACATAATGGCCGTGTACACCATATTCTGCTTTGCTGCTGCTAATGCTTATGCTGGCGGCGAGATGAAGAAGGTCTGCCACGAAGACGCCAAGACCAAGAAAGAGGTCTGCAAGACGATCAAGGTGCACAAGAAGCTCGAAGGCACGAAAGTACCGCCAAAATGAACCCGTACTTCATCGCCGGGTCAGTCGTGGCAGTCGTCTTGGCCTACGGCGTCGGTCACTGGCAAGGTGACGACGCCGGGCAGGCCAAAGTCAATGCCCAATGGGATAAAGAGCGTGCCGAGCAGATGGCCGCCTTTGCCGAGGCGCAGCGTCAAGCGCGCGAGAAAGAACAGGCGCTGCAACAAGGCGCAGACAACCTACGCATGGAGAAAGAACGTGAAATCAAGAATATTAACGCTCGCGCTACTGCCCTTGCTAACAGCCTGCGCGAGCGCCCGGATCGCCCCACCACCGAAAGCGGTGCCGTGTCCGGTTCCGCCTGCGCTTGTAGTGGAGCGAGTGGAGCGCAACTGGCAAGGGGAGATGGAGAGTTTCTTGCGCGGTACAGTGCCGACGCCGCCCGCCTCTCCATCGAACTCGACAAATGCGTCAAGCAGTATGAAGCAGTGAGGCAGCTGCGACCGTAGCTTCCGGGTTCACCAAAGTTTCAATTCCTTGGGCACACTTGATTCTAAAGTCCGCCCATTTCTTTTGGTACACAGGGTCCTCAGTAGGCGGCACCCAGCCGTAGTTCGCGCGCCAGCGTATCGTGACGTCAGTGGTCGATGGGGTGTAGACGTAGTGATCGCCCGGCTTCATATTACTATTCTTCATTTTTCTTCCTCCTGTCTTCGTTTTTCCTACGCGCATTGACTTTACTCCTGTTTATTTCATCAATCTCTTCCTGAGTGTAAACCGCTTTGTTGGCTTTTGGCGGTGTGATCGTTAGCCACACTTCGCCTGTGTAAGCAGATACTCCGCAGTTATAGCAGCGCCGTAGCCGTTTGATACCGTCCGGCAAGCGTTGTGATACTACAACATATGTACGCGAATCGCACTCGCGGCAGTTCATTCCCGCCCCCTTGCGCGGATAGCGTTTGCTGCTTCGACGTACGTCTTTGCGTTAAATGCAATAACAGCACACGCTTCACGCTCGGCTGCTGCGACTAGGGCGGCAAAGCGTTCTAGCGTTTCCCACTTAACAGGCTCTTGATCCCACGGCTTAGATATTCCAGCCTCCCGCGCCATGCGGATAATGCCGTCGTGGTTCATTCCTGCTCCCTTGCGCGGATAGCGTCGGCACATTCTCCAGCGCCTAAACATCTTTCCCAGTATCTATCTTCGTTGTGTTCTGCCCATTCTTCTTTAAACTCATTACCGATGGTGTAACAAAGATCAAGACACGCCTCGCGCTCGGCTGCTGCGACTATGGCTGCGAAGCGTTGGAGTTCTTTTGGGTAATTGATGATGGCATCGTGAGATTCAAAGCCAGCCTCCCGCGCCATGCGGGTAATGTCATCTTTCGTCATCGCTCTAAGGCCTTTGCAAGAATCTCTTCGCGCTCCCGAGCGTCACGCAGCGCGCAGTAGCGCTGATGCAGACGCGTCAGGTAGGAGGAGCGGCGATACGTTTCAAGTTCAGTCTGAAGCAGCGTCCAGACTTGCTTTTCAGTTAGTTTACTCAAACGCTGGTTTAGCGTCGTCCAGTCTAGTCGTGCCATGTTATTTCCCTTCTAATTTAACTACAGAAATCAAATCGCCGTCAGCAGTGAAACAAAAACGCACGTTTGGGGGTGGTATATGCGACATAACACATATAATTTTTTGGATCGTACTGTCAAATTCAACATAACGCTCTTCAAATATCACTGCTTTCCTAACGCGGTATTCGGTATCTTCTGCCCACGTAGGATGGTCAGTTACCGTCCACTTTTTGTGGCGCTGGCAGAATTTTTCTATTTGAGCGCCATCGGCCCAAGCTTTAATTAGCGCCGCATGTTTATGTTTAATCTTAGGCATCTGGCTTCCCTTTAATCAGATCGACGAGTTCGGAATACGCTGCTTTGCTATGTTCGTGCGTCTTGGCCATGACAACCTCGCGAGCGACTGACGCGATGTGGTCTAGCCTGCGGAGCATTGCAGCAGCTTCATTGTGGCGCGGATCAGTGGCTGTCTCGTCCAGCCACGCGGCCATAAACTTAGGGTTCACTTTAACTCCTCCAAGGCAATATCAGAAATCGCGCGCTTGTCATGCAACGCGCCCCAAATCTTCTCGTCGATCGTTTTCTCGGTCAGCATCACATAGCACCAGACTGCTTTTGTTTGTCCGGAACGGTGCAGCCTTCCAATCGTTTGCTCGTACAGCTCCAGTGACCACGGCAGCGACAGAAATACGATGTGGCAGCCTCCGTGTTGTAGATTAAGTCCGTGACCTGCCGACTTTGGGTGAAGTAAGAGCTTCTGAATTTCACCTCGGTTCCACCGCTCGACCACGTTCGGCGTATCCATCGTCGCAGCCTGCGGATAACGGCGACGAAGTTCTGCAAGCTCCTCCTGATAAGAGTACGCAATGATCGTGTTCGCATGTTGGTTTTCCTCTAGTAGTTCGTCCAATCGATCAAATTTGTGGCTGCTAAACCAATGGGCTGTCTGAGTATTCTTAAACTTACCGTAATCCTCCAGCGCCTCTCGCTGCGTCTCGTAGACAAAACCAGACGCCATCTGTTGCAGTTTTCCAGTCACAACCGCCGCGTTTGCAGCAATCGCCTGCGCGTTAGGAAACTCGACAACGAAATCGCGCTTCATTTTGTTGTAGAGCGTATAGTCCATCGTCCCGCGCACCTCTACGATGTTTAATGGCGGCAGTTTGTCCTTGTACTCGCCAGCATCCAGCAGGTACGTCGCGGGTTTGATCTTCTGCATGACCAACTCCAGCGCACCGCGTCTGGGCGACCAGTCACCGAAATCCCGGTTCGTGCAGACAAAATATTGCTGCAAGAAGGCGCCCTTGCTGCGACCTAAGAGCGACTGGTCGATGATCTTGCACTGGCCGAAGACATCTTCCAGACCGTTGGACGTGAACGATCCGGTCAGGCCCCAGCGAATCTTGATGTGTTCGATCGCTTTGAAAAGCGCCTTAAACCGCTTGCCGGACGGGTCTTTTAGCCTGGTCAGTTCATCAAAGACGATCGCATCGAACCGGCTTAGACCGTAATCGGCCAGCCATTGCAGGTTGTCGTAGTTAATGACTACAAAGTCAGCAGTTACGCTCTCGACCGCACGCAAGCGATCTTTAGGTGAGCCAACGGCTAACGCCAGGCGCAGTGATGGCGTCCATTTTGGTGCCTCAACGGGCCAGACGTCGGTGCATACGCGTTTGGGAGCGACAACCAAGAAACGGCTAGCCACACCATCGTAAATGGCGTCCCTCATGGCGGTCAGCGTGATCGCGGTCTTGCCAGCTCCCACGGGCGCTAAGATCATCGCCCGATCGCGCTCGTAAAGGAAATCAGCGGCCTCTTCTTGGTACGGGCGGAGTTTCATTGATTTTGCGTCCGAAAAATAGATCATGCAGGTTGCGGGTGTTTTGCTTCTCCCACTCTTTATTCTTACGTGCCCTTTCAGCACGTTCACGTTCATACCGCCAGTTCATGTGTTCTTCTCCCGCAGCTTGGCTTCGATGAAGCGGACAAGATATTTAAAAACCACATAGTCATCGCAACTTGCGTTGTCCATAAACGCATCCTCTACTTCCTCATCCGTCAGCCCCTGCCATTCGCGCTGTGGTGGGGTGTCGTGTGACGTTTGATCCATCATTACTGTTCGCGCTAATGCTTCGCAGGTTTGACATGGTGTTGGATTTGCATAAACAGGCATCCAACGGTCGGGGTATTTGTCTAGGTCTACGGGCTTTTTGCCTATCGAAATACCGTGCTCAATAAATCTATGCAGCCACGCCACCGGCTCCTGATTGCAGAACGCGCCTGCCGAATCTGCAGAACGGTTTGCAGAATCCGGCGTGCTAAGTGGGGCGGGGTAAAGACTCATCAGGGAGTAGTTAGGCAAACGTTCGGGGCTGGGTGCGTCAGTTGTCATTGACCATAGAGGGCCGTTTTTCGGATGCACCGGCACCCACGCCACCGGCTCCGGTTCAGGTGCGCTTAGTCTGGCGCGGAGAAACTCGACTGCGCTTTGCCAGTCCTCTACTATCTTTGCGCTAAACGTCGGGGGTGTAGCGCATTGCAACGCATCCAGCACCTGCTGCGCTTCATCGCGGGTTAGTGTGATGGTCATTGAAACCTCTGTGGCAAGTGTTCTCTGGTTATCCGTAATGCTTCTTCTAACGCACACGCGATTGCTTCACGGTCTTCAACCATTGTATTAGGGTCAAGGTCTTTGACTACCACGGATACGCCATCCTCGTCATGGTTTACTTCGATTGTGTAAGTTGTCATCGTTGTTCTCCTGTAGCTTTGGCGATGTTGGCTTCAATCAATTCCCATGTCGCATCTTCAATTCCGCATTCACAAACAAAACATTGTTCAAACCGAATGCGCTTAAATATCTGCATTAACTCAGCATTCACCTCATGCAAGCGGCGTAGTTCGGCGGCGGCTTCATCCAATACCATGTCGAATTCTGAGGCGTACCCGCCCTGCTCGTCTTCGCTTAACTGCGGGTGAAATTGCGCTGACTCAAATAAATATTCAGCCAGCCGCAGGGCTTCTGGTTTTTGCCCATTCATCTATTTGCTCCTTTGTCCAAAGCACTGCATGTTTTTGATTTAAGTGCTGCATTGTCAATAAGAAAAACTTTTGCAAAGCAGACAACCGACCATTCGTTGTTTTTAATTCAATAAACCACGTCTCGCCGTTTGGTAGGCAGGCGATCCGATCACAGACGCCGCGCTGGGTTACAGAGCGGAACTTGTACGTCTGGCCACCGAGACGTTCAACAGCCCAGACGAAATGCTTCTCTACTTCAGATTCTTTCATGTGTTGTAGCTTAAATGATTTAAAAATGTTTGACAAGCGGTTTTTTGCCCGCTATGCTGAAGGCTCAATCACTACACGGGAGTACAGTCAAATGAATGTAGAAGACATTTTTGATGCGGACGGCGCAGCCTTACAGGCCGCATTAGACCTTATTGAGGTCATCCTTGAGACCGACCCTGGCGTTTACGACGAAACGGCTGCGCCAGTAGTGCTGCTGTTACGTCAACGACTGTCTAGTTCGTGGCGTAACGAACCGGCGAGGGCTAAATAATGGCTCACTCCAATATCGTCGGGGGCAGCACCGCCAAGCGCGTCATCGCCTGCCCTGCATCTGTCAAGCTCTGCCAGCAGATGCCCCCGCAGATCGAATCCGAGCACGCAGCGCGTGGGACGCTACTGCACAACGTCATGGCTGAACTCTTGGAGTTCGACAAAAAACCCGAGCAGATGATCGGCGCTACTTACAAAACCCAAGTTCTGACACAGGAGCTAATCGATGAGAAGGTTATACCCGCTCTGGAAGCACTCCAGGAGATTGACCCAGACAATCAAATGTACTATATGGTCGAAACCCGAGTGGGGTTTGGAGATTTTCTTCCTGATGTATTCGGTTCTACTGACTTACTGGGTCGTATTGGCAGCCGGGCTATTGTTCTCGACTGGAAATTCGGTGACGGGGTTCTTGTTGACGCTGACGATAATCCCCAGCTGCTATTTTATGCGGCGGCAGCTATGCGTACTCCATCGGCCAAGTGGGTTTTCGAGGGTGCCGATGAGATTGAACTCATCATCGTCCAACCTCCAGCAATCCGGCGCTGGGTCACTAATCGCGCGCGGGTTGCTAATTTCGAACTCCAGCTCTTACGAGCCGTCACGCAAGCGCTTCGTCCTGATCCGCTAATGCAAACCGGCGACCATTGTCGCTGGTGCACTGCAAAACCGATCTGCCCTGAGATGAACGGCGAAGTTGATCGGGCGCTGAAAACGCAGCTCTCAGCACTGCCAGCCGAGCAAATCAGCATCATGCTAGGCCAAGCTGACCGCTTGGAAGACTTCATTAAAGACCTGCGCGCGCTGGCGTTTAATATGCTCGACAAAGGCCACAAGGTGCCAGGCTACAAACTGGTCGCCAAGCGTGGCACGCGTCAGTGGGCGGACGAAAACGACGCTGCTATATGGATTTCTAGTCAAGGTATTGCACCATACAAAGAACAAATTCTTTCGCCTGCACAGGCGGAAACTGCGCTGAAAAAGCGTAAAATCAAACTTCCGGACGAGCTGGTTACATCGGTGTCGTCTGGCAGTACCTTGGTGCCGGAGAGCGATCCCCGTCCTGAGGTTCTTCAAATTGGCAAGCAGCTCGCTGCTGCCTTATCTAAACTACAGTAAAGGATCATCAAATGGAATCTGATACAGTACCAAATAGACCGCTTTCTTTTGGTGAAAAAGCGGTTGGGATTACTTTCAATCCAGGTCAAAGTCATGAGGTTCACAAATGCAAAAAAGAATTTGCGGATGTAATTGACCGCATGAATTATTTGCGTGAGCAATCGTTTGACCCTGAAGTAAAGCGTATGGCGTCTATTGCAATTACAGAAGCGCAAACCGCGCAGATGTGGGCAGTTAAAGCTATTACGTGGAAGTAATAAATTCAATTAACTACAGTAAAGTCTAAGAAAGGACACTACTATGTCATTCGCACTCGCAAATCTTCCTCCTGTTTCTTCCCTGTCTGTCGCTCTGCGCACCCTTGAGAAAGACGTCGGCGCTGTTGGCTCCGTCATTCTGAAGATGGACAAAGGCGGCCATTGGATATACGGCGCTGAACAAACTGAAGTCGAGTCTGACAGCACGTGGGCAGTCAATCCATTCTCTTTCATCCACGGTTATATCGCGTGGGGTGATGGTGAAGTCCTTGGCGAAATGATGGTGCCTGTCACCGAACCAAAGCCTGAACTGCCACCTGTGCCACACGGCGCAAAGAAAGGCTGGGAAGTACAAGTGGGCATGTCGCTGAAGTGCCTGTCAGGCCCTGATAAGGGTCTGGAAGTGCGCTACACGACAACTTCAGTGGGCGGCAAGCGCGCTGTCAATACGCTGGGCGTGGCAATCGCCGCTCAGTGCGAGACAACGCCGGGCAAGCCTGTGCCGGTCGTTGCCTTGAAAAAGGACAGCTACCAGCACAAGTCCTACGGCAAAATCTACACGCCGGTCTTTGAGATCGTCGAGTGGGCGTCAATGGATGGCCAGACTGAAGACGCAGAAGAAGGCAAAGAAGAGGCGGCACCCGCACGCCGTCGTCGTTCGGCCTAAGTAACACGGGGGAAAGCGACGCAGTCGCTAATAAGTCCGCTCCTAGGGCGGCAGAGATGGATGCGTGAGTACCCCACCTATTCCTATGAAAATACTTATTGCTTGCGAATATAGCGGCAGAGTGCGCGACGCCTTCATCCGGCGTGGGCATGATGCTATAAGCTGTGATTTGTTGCCTACTGATGCGCCTGGGCCGCATTATCAGGGTGATGTCGCTGATATTCTTAACGACGGGTGGGACATGATGATTGCTCATCCCCCTTGTACTCATCTGGCAGTGAGCGGCGCTAGGCACTTTGCTGCTAAACGCGAAAGCGGAGTACAGCAAGAGGCGCTTGACTTTGTTCGACTGTTATTAGAAGCGCCTATCGAGCGTATTGCGCTTGAAAATCCTGTATCAATAATTAGCAGTCATATACGCAAGCCCGATCAGATTATTCAGCCGTGGCAGTTTGGCCACGGTGAAACCAAGGCAACTTGCTTATGGCTTAAAAATCTGCCGAAATTGCAGCCTACTAATATTGTAGAGGGGCGAGAGGCGCGTATTCACAAAATGCCGCCTAGCGCAGATCGATGGAAAAAGCGCAGCGAAACTTACGAGGGTATTGCTAACGCAATGGCAGCGCAATGGGGTGGTAAATGAATGTTTTGTTTGCGGATTTCGAAACTAGGAGTCGATGTGACCTATTATCTCGTGGCGGGTACAACTACAGTCTTGATGCAAGCACATCAATTCTCTGCTTTTCCTACGCACTTAACGATGATGAAGTACAGACTTGGGTTCCCGGACAGCCGTTCCCCGAGAGTGTTAGTGAACATATTAGACAAAACGGGCAACTCAGATTCCATAATGCGGGTTTTGATAGGCAAATATTCTGGAACGTCTTATGCCAAGATTTCGATGTACCAAAACCTAAACTCGAACAGTTCTACTGCACCGCTGCGCAGGCGCGTGCTAACTGCTTACCGGGAAGCCTTGAAGACGTCGGACGAGCCATCAGTAGTCAGATGCGAAAAGACCATCGCGGCTCACAGCTTATTCGACTTTTGTCAATCCCACGGGCAGACGGCACCTTCAATAACGACCCCGCGTTAATGGCCGAGATGATTCGCTACTGCGAGCAGGACGTTCGAGCCATGCGAGCCGTATCGAAAGCCATGCGCGACCTGTCGGATGACGAGCTGGCCGACTATCACGTCAACGAGCGCATCAACGACCGTGGTGTGCTGCTGGACAAACCGCTGGCTGAAGCGGCGATCAAGTACGCCTCAGTCGAGCTGGAAGAGATCGAGTCGCTGGTGCAGGAACTGACCGAAGGCGAGATCACGTCTGTGCGCAGTCCGCGCATGAAGGCGTGGGTCATGGAGCGGGTCGGCCCACAAGCGCTTGAGATGATGGTAACGTACAAGGACGGCGAGAAGAAATACTCGATCGATAAATCTGTGCGAGCGAACTTGCTCGCGTTTGCGGAGGAAAATCCCGATGAGATTCCGGCCCATGTTGCGGACGTCATTCAATGCGCAGATGATTTATGGGCGTCCTCGGTTGCGAAGTTCAGCCGCCTTAGCGAGCTGGCAGACGAAGACGATCACCGAGTACGAGGTGCGTTTGTCTTCGCAGGCGGATCAGCTACCGGACGAGCTTCAAGCTATGGTGCGCAGGTTCACAACTTCACCCGAAAGTGTGCCGATGATCCCGACGCTGTTAGGCACGCTATGGTGCGAGGGCACGCCATCGTCCCACGATTTGGACGTCGCGTTACAGATGTTCTACGTGGAATGCTCCGGCCCGCACTGATACCCGCCGAAGGTAAGAAATTCGTCGTTGCAGACTGGTCAGCTGTTGAGGCTCGCGTTACCGCATGGGCCTCAGCTGATCCGCAAGCCGAGTCGGTGCTGGATGTCTTCCGGGAAGGCCGCGACATTTACAAGCGCGAAGCGGTTGGCATCTACCACGTACCAGAAGACCAGATCACCAAAGACCAGCGCCAGATCGGCAAGGTCGCTGTTTTGTCGCTCGGCTTTGCAGGCGGCATTGGTGCGTTCTCAGCGATGGGTCGCAATTACGGCGTCTTCATGGCTGAGTCAGACGCCAAGCGGATCGTCGACGCATGGCGGCGCGCGAACTCATGGGCAGTGCGCTACTGGCAAAAGCTCGAAGAGGCGTACACGCGAGCGCTTCGCAACCCAGGGCGTGAGTTCTCAGCTGGGCGTGTGACGTATTTGTACGATGGCCAGCATCTCTGGTACGCGCTACCAAGCGGTCGCATTCTATGTTATCCGTTCGCTAAGTTTGACGGCGACGAGATAACGTATGTCAAGGCGGCATGGAAACCGGCAGCTGATGCGAAAGAATGGCCACGTGCGCGCTTGTGGCGAGGGCTGGCCTGTGAGAACATAACGCAAGCGATCGCGAACGATCTGTTACGGCATTCTTTACGCCAGCTTCCGGAGACTGTACTGCATGTGCACGATGAAATCGTTCTCGAATCCGCAGCACCAGAAATTTCTGCAACAAAACTCCAGCAAGTAATGTGCACGCCGCCCGACTGGGCGCAAGGACTGCCGTTGTCTGCTGAAGTCGAAATAATGAGTCGTTACGGCAAATAAAAAAGCCGCCCTGCCAGGCGGCTTTCTTAACTACAAGGACTGCAATGGACTTTTTTGAGTATATCGCAAATCTTGCCCCAGAGGGCGAGACGGCGCTGTTTGTGCGACAGACGCCTATGAAGAAAAACGGCGAGCTGCAATTTCACGCCGACGGAGCAATTAAGGCTACATGGCCATCATTTTTTCCTAATCACAAACGCAAGGACGGCGAAGCTTGGTACGGCAACACGGCCAGCTTCATCATTGACCGCTTCGGCGAGAAACCCAGCGCTAGTGCGGCTAATTGCGAGTACGTGCTCGTCATGGTGCTGGACGATGTGGGCGATCCAGCCAAGGCACCGAAGCTGCCGCCGCTGGCGCCGACTTGGATCATGGAGACGTCGCCCGGATCGTTCCAGTGGGGCTACGCCTTCTCAGAACAACCGACAAAATCCGACTTCGCCGCCGCGATCAAGGCGATCGCAGCTGCTGGCTACACTGACCCGGGCGCCTGCAACCCGGTGCGCAACTACCGCCTGCCTGGCAGCGTCAACTTGAAACCCGGCAAGAATGGCTTCAAAGCCAAGCTGATCGAATTCAACCCCGAGCAGGAATACACCCTCGAATATATCTGCGCAGCCTTGCAGGTAACGCCCGAGGAGTCGTCATCGCTGGGTGTGACGCCCATCAAATTGAAAGACGACGGTGGAGACGACGTCTTCCGGTGGCTCAACGATCAAGGGCTAATCCTGCGCAAACCCAATTCCGAGGGCTGGGCTGGCGTCGTCTGTCCCAATAGCGCCGAGCATACCGACGGCAATCCGGAAGGGCGCTACAACCCGTCCGCGCGCGCCTACTGCTGCCTGCACTCGCACTGCTTGGAGCTGGACTCGACGACATTCCTGAACTGGGTAGCCTTGCAGGGCGGGCCTAAACACGAGCCGGGTGTCAGGGACGAGCTGATCGCCAGCACGATGAGCGCGGCATTGGAAAAGCTAAATCCCGAGGCGGCGGCTGAGATGTTCACCGAGACGCCCGAGGCGGTGCTGGCTGAGATCGAGCGCAAGGAACTCGGGCGGCTGGAGAAGGCTGGCTGGTTTGAGCGCTTCGCGTATATCCAGACAGACGACTGCTATTTCGACCTGCAAGATCGCCGCGAGGTCGCCCGCTCAACCTTCAATGCGCTGTTTAGGCATATCGACTGCACATCGATTCACTCGGCGCGCAAGGTCGAGGCCTCAGTCGCTTACGACCAAAACCGCGAGGCGATGGGCGCCAAGACGCTCTTAGGCGTCACCTACGCGGCAGGCGAAGGGCTACTGGTAGCACGCGACGGCGGCATTTACGGCAATCGCTGGCGTGACGCCCGCCCGGCAATCGTGGGCGCTGCAGGCACCGCCATGAGCGTCAAGCCTTGGCTAGACCATGTCGAGCGCATGATCCCGACCGACTTCGAACGCGAGCATTTCTTGAACGTGCTGGCTTACAAAATCCAAAACCCGAACCGCAAGATCAATCACGCAGTGCTTATTGGTGGCTACCCTGGCAGCGGCAAGGATACGATGCTGGCGCCCTTTTTCTGGGCTATTGGCGGAGACTCGAAAGCGAACTGTTCACTGGTCAGGAACGAGGATTTATCGTCGCAGTGGGGCTATGCGCTTGAGTGTGAGGTCATGGAAATTGCCGAGCTGCGGCAAGCCGAAGCCCGAGATCGACGCGCGCTTGAGAACAGCTTAAAACCCATCATCGCAGCGCCGCCCGAGTTTTTGCCTGTTCACAGAAAAGGCCTGCACCCGTACGAAAGCTTAAACCGGGTGCTGGTGATTGCGTTTACGAACGAGCGTGCGGCCATATCAATACCCTCGGACGACCGGCGATGGTTTTGCCTTTGGTCGGATGCCGGACGTTTACCGGAAGCGGACGCCCAGGCTTTGTGGGGCTGGTACAAGGGTGCCAATTCGGCAAACTTAAACCTAAACTCGGGAATGGCGGCTGTTGCGGCTTACCTGCGCGCTCGGGACGTGTCGAACTTTAACCCAGGGGCGACGCCGCCAATGACCGAAGCCAAGGCGATCATGATCGACCAGGGCCGATCGACGGCCGAGTCTTACCTAGTCGAACTCATCACCGGGCGCTTGGGCGAATTCGCCTCAGGCGTCATTGCATCGCCCTTTTATGCGCTTTGCGACCGGCTGGCGGGCGCCGCTCCGACGGGCGCGAAAATCCCGCAAGTAGCGCTTTTGCACGCGCTCCGCGAAGCAGGCTGGATCGACTGCGGGCGCATACACTCGCACGAATTCCAGACTAAAAAGCACATTTTCTGCGCGCCTGAGCTTGCGGGCAAACCGCGCGCGGCGCTTCGGGCAATGGTCGAATCGGTGCCAGCGCCAGCTGCGGTTAAGCTTGTAAAAGGGTAAAAAAAGGCCCGCCGGAGAGCGGGCCAAAAATCGCGCTTTGGAGACTCAAAGCCAACGCGCGATCGAGGGAAAGAGAAAAGCTTAATCGCGCATTGGCAAGGCTGATTTTAGAATAATTATTAAGAGCGCGACGATTATTTTTCCGAGAAATAGCATGCGGCCGCCCTTTCAATATCCTGAATGACCGAATCGGCCAGAATCCCCTCGATATCGACGCCGCCTGCAAACGCATACACTAACCAAGCGCCGCCCGGATATCCGACGCCGGGATCAGGTTCGGAATATTCCAGAAAACAAGCTAATACTTTGCCAGGTTCGAACTCATATTCGAACGCGCGGAGATGGTTCGGCCAATGGCCGGTCGAATAGTCAATCTGATAATTTTTCATTGGTTTTCCCTCAAGATTTAGACAGGCAAATTTGCGATACGCCGTTCTCGCGGACGGTGTGACGTTCGTAGTGAATAGTGCCGTTATGGTCTAAAAACTCGCTTTCGGTGCACTCCCGATAGTCCGGGTCGTCAAGTTCGCAGTCGAAAATAAAGAATCGCACGTCGATTTTCATAGTAAAGCTTCCCCAAAATTGTCAGTATTAACCGGGACCGGGTCCCGGCGGATATAACCCTGGCCAGCTGGCGGGCGAACCGTCGACCAGCGGATGACGTCTCCAGTATCATCCAACCAGCCGAAATAAACCTGGCGGGTCCAAAATGAACCGGTAAAGCGAGGATGATCGGCTGGCGCTGTCATTGGCCAACAATCGACCGATCAAAGCAGAAAACGTAGCCTTTGCCGTCCGCACTGTCGCCGAACCGCATATCGTCAAGCGGCCAGTCAAGCTTGTTGCGCTCGATTAATGCCTTGACCGCCTCAAAATGCGCCAATTCGTACGATTTCTCGTACGGATACGAGATTGTTGCCTGCCATTTTGTAGACGTATAGGCCTTGATTCGCGCGCCTTTGTGCGTAGTGGCTGGGATAAATTTAGTGTGAATGGCAATCATTGTTAATCCCTCCCGATGATGATAAGACCGAATATCAGCACGGCCAGCACGGCCGCTCCGCCTGCAATCTCCCGAGCGGTCACGGCGTCCGATACGAACGAAATGCAACCCAAAGCGATCAGGCCTCCTGACAGTGCTGCCAGCAATACAGGTAATTTGTCCATTGTCAGAACTCCTCAGCCAAAATGCGCTCGACTTCAGCGTCATCGCGCCTGCGCAAACTTTCAACAAGCGCGTCATTTTCCAGCGCAATTTCCGGCGCAATTTCATATCGAGCGCAAAGCGCAGCAAATTGATTCTGTGTCATTTGATTCCCCTTTCATTTTTATCCGGCCTGTGTCGCTGGCCGTGAAGGTAGAATAGCATATTATTTTGTCCTGTCAAACATTATTTTATGTGCCTGTGAAAATAATTTTTTCGGGCGGTTTGCATGGTCTTTATGGCACTCGCATGGTCATTTTTTCGGCTGAGATGACCATGCCAAAACCCGCGCAGAATCTAGCTTTTTGCTGTAAATGGTCTTTATGGTCATGTTTTTATAGATACTCAGGAAAAGTATTAGATATATAGCCGTGAGCGGAATTAGACCGGCGCTTACGCTGTCAGGCGTGCGTATAGTTACACAGCGCTGGAGTCTGGCAAAAATGATGACCATTTTGGCCATGCCATCGATTTTTAGGGTTAAGTGATTGATTTTTAATTGTTTATTGCATGGTCACGCGGTCGAATATAAAAGACCATGCGTGACCATGCGTAACCATGTCGGAGTGATAACAAACCATGCCTTCCGGACGCCCAGGTAGACCAGCGTCAATCCGCACGCGCAATTTTCGCCGGTATCTGACCGACGCAGATGCCGCAATACTCGCGCACGCGGGCGACGGCGACATGTCCGCCGGTTTTCGCAATCTGATTGATTGGTATTGGCAGAGTGTCAATGATGCAAAAACAAACGAACGATCGTGCTATAAAATAAAACCTGACGAGTAATGGCGAATAGCACCCCCGTGCTTTTTTCTACATTCTGAATTCAGAATACCCTCCCGCCTCCCAGCAAATAGCCCCCTCGCTCCCAGCTGCCAGCCCCGAATACGAATGCGCCATAACGTACGTTATGTAAAACGCTTTTCAGCCGATAATCTTTAGATTTTGGCAATTTTCCGGACGATTTTCTGGCTGATTGATAGGGGGGGGAGGGGTCTGCTGGCACTATAAAATTTTGGGTACCCTCTCCCCCACACCAAAAGGGAAAACAGCCAAATAGGCAAACACCCTTCCCACAACAAAAAAGTTTGCAGCTCCCCGCAGCAAGCGCTAGAATCCGCGCATGGGCGCACGTTGGACGGCCGACCGCACCACGGCCACGAGAAAGACGGCGTGCGTCCTACCTAACACTTTCCGCCAGGAGACAAAGTGCCCGCGCCAATCAAAGACCCGCCCTACGTTCCGCCCGCCGTCCTACCCAAAACGGACAACATGCGTCTGAAAGAATTGAAGCAGATGCTGATCGAAGGCAAGGGGCAGCAGGTCGTCCAGAAAGTGCTGGATATTGCGTTAGAAGACGGCCATCCTGGCCAGATGGCGGCGCTAAAGCTCTGTATGGAGAGGGCGCTACCGGTCAGTATGTTCGAGAAGACCGCCGCCCAGCGCGCCGCTGTGACGATTAACATCACCGGCATTGGCGGCCCCGACGCACCGGCGCCCCAAGCCGAGATCATCGACGTACAAATGAAAGACGCCAATGGATGAGTATTTATCTGGACTTGGGCTGACGCCCCAAGAGCTCAATAAAGTGATGTACCACCGCGCCAACATGGCCAAGCCTGGCCGCGACGCCGAGGGAAATCCCGTGACCATCTACGCCACCGGCATACGCATTCCGTCAGGAAAGTTCAAAGGCAAGTTCGTATCTGTGCCGGGATTCGTCAACGGCAAAATTATTCAGGACGAAGGCGAGCTATACAAAATCTGGCGAAAAGACATTAACGCTGGAAAATGGCCGCTTTTCCCGACCAGCGAGGCACTAAATGAGCGCGACGCTTGGCTGCACCAAGTCATGGAACGTGACATGCAGTTGATGCGATCCCAGCAGCAGCCTGAGACGCCGGTTTACTATCAAGACCCGTTCGGGGCGCCGTTCTGATGGCTGACCTATCGTTCCAGCTGCTGCCGTGGCAACAAACGGTTTTTTCCGATTCCACGAGGTTCAAAGTCGTCGCCGCTGGCCGCCGCTGCGGCAAGTCCCGGCTGGCTGCCACCACCCTACTGATTGAGGGGCTGCGCTGCCCAGCAGGGTCAGCGGTGCTGTACGTGGCACCGACCAACGGGCAGGCCCGGCAGATTATCTGGAATGTCTTGCTGGACTTGGGACGCGAGGTCATTGCGGGCAGTCATGTGAACAATCAGGACATCACCCTGATAAATGGCGCGACCATCTATGTGAGGGGCGCGGACAGACCCGACACCCTGCGAGGCGTCTCACTCACCTACGCGGTATTGGACGAGGTGGCTGATATCAAGCCCGAGGCCTGGGAGCAGGTCATCCGAGCCAGCTTGTCGGACAAGAAAGGTCGGGGTCTCTTCATCGGCACGCCTAAGGGCAGGAATTGGTTCTTCGATCTGTTCAAGCTCGGCCAGTCTGGCCAGGACGAGGATTGGAAAAGCTGGCACTTCACCACTAAGGACAACCCGCTGATCGACCCCAAAGAGGTCGAGTCGGCCAAGAAGACGCTCTCGACCTTCGCGTTCAAGCAGGAATACATGGCTTCCTTCGACAACGCGGGCTCCGACGTCTTCAAAGAGGATTGGATCAAGTACGGCGAAGAGCCCGACTACGGCAGCTACTTCGTCGCAGTCGACTTGGCTGGATTTGAAGAAGTTGCCAAACAAGCAGCTAACTCGAAAAAGCGGTTGGACGAGACGGCGATTGCGATTGTCAAGGTGACAGACGAGGGCCAGTGGTTCGTCAAAGAAATCGTCCACGGGCGCTGGGACATCAAAGAGACAGCTGTCAAGATTCTGACAGCCATGCGCGACTACCGGCCTATGTCGGTTGGCATTGAGCGCGGATCGCTGAAAAATGCGGTTTTGCCGTATTTAAGTGACTTAATGCGCAAGAATAATGTATATTCCCACATCATCGACCTTACGCACGGCAACCGTAAGAAAGCGGACAGGATCGTCTGGAGCCTTCAGGGACGTTTTGAGCACGGCCGGATTGTCTTGAATCAAGATGAAGACTGGACTGAATTCTTAGACCAGCTCTTGATGTTCCCCGCAGTAGGCGTGCATGATGACTTGCCCGATGCGCTCTCGTACATTGACCAGCTGGCAGTGACTAGCTACTTTGAAGACGATCAGAGCGACGACTGGGAGCCTATAGACATCATCGCAGGATACTAAATGGATCAGAACGACTACGACCAGCCTACGGAAGCCGACAAAGAGCTACTAGCCTTTGTGGTCGACCACTGCAACCGCTGGCGCGACTGGCGCGACACCAACTACTTAAGCCTCTGGGAAGAGTACGAGCGCATCTTCAGGGGTGAGTGGGCGTCTGAGGACAAGACCCGCGAGTCAGAACGATCGAAAATTGTCACCCCTGCGGCACAGCAAGCCGTCGAAACTCGCCACGCGGAGATCATGGAAGCGATCTTCGGCTCTGGCGAGTTTTTTGATATTGAAGACGACCTGCAAGACGCCGATCAGCAGACGATCGACATCGAAGCGCTGCGCGCGCAACTCTCCGAAGACTTCAAGAAAGACAAGATCAAAAAGGCGATCGACCAGATCGAGCTCTTGGCTGAGATTTACGGAACAGGCATTGGTGAGATCGTCGTTGGCTCCGAGATGGAATACATCCCTGCCACGCAGGCGATCCCAGGCGTGCAAGGCCAGGCAGCCATTGGTGTGATTGAGAAGCCGCGCGTAGCAGTCAAGCTCGTGCCGGTGAATCCGAAAAATTTCTTGTTCGACCCTAACGGCACATCCATCGACGACTGCATGGGTGTGGCCATTGAGAAGTACGTCTCCATCCACAAGGTCGTGCGAGGCATCGAGCGAGGCATCTACCGCAAGGTCAACATCACTCCGACCTATGAAGACTCGCAGATAGAACCCACGCAAGAAGTGCAGCAGTTCCAAGACGAGAAGGTGCGTCTGCTGACGTACTACGGTCTGGTGCCACGCGAGTATCTGACTAAGCTTGAAGAGATGGAAGCCGGGGGCAAGATCGAAGAGCTCTTCCCTGAGGATTCAGCAGCAGACGACTATCAAGATATGGTCGAAGCCATCGTGGTAGTAGCTAATGATGGCATGCTGCTAAAGGCTGAAGAGACGCCCTACATGATGAAAGACCGTCCGGTACTAAGCTACCAGGACGACACCGTGCCGAACCGCCTCTTGGGTCGTGGGACGATCGAGAAGGCCTACAACATGCAAAAGGCCATCGACGCGCAGGTGAGAAGTCATCTGGACTCTCTGGCGCTGACAACTGCGCCGATGATGGGCATGGACGCCACACGCCTGCCGAGAGGGGCTAAGTTTGAGGTCAAGCCTGGCAAGGCGATGCTGACCAACGGCAACCCGCAGGAGATTTTGTTCCCGTTCAAGTTCGGTCAAACGAGTCCTGAGAACATCGCCACCGCGCAGACGTTCGAGCGCATGCTGCTGCAAGCCACGGGTACGATGGACAGCAACGGCATGGTCAGCCAAGTCTCACGCGACGGCAACGGCGCTGCGATGTCGATGGCAGTTGCGACCATCATTAAGAAGTACAAGCGCACGTTGGTGAACTTCCAGGAAGACTTCTTGATTCCGTTCATCAAAAAAGCTGCGTATCGCTACATGCAGTTTGACCCCGATCGCTACCCGTCCACCGATTTGAACTTCGTGCCCACGGGCACGCTGGGCATCTTGGCGCGCGAGTACGAGCAGCAGCAGTTCGTTGGCCTGCTACAGACTTTGGGTCCAGATACGCCGGTGCTACCGATTATTTTGAAGGGCATTGTGGCTAATAGCAGCCTCTCGAACCGTCTGGAGCTCTTGGAAGCCTTGACGCAAATGGCCCAGCCGAACCCTGAGCAGCAGCAAATGGCCATGATGCAGCAGCAACTGGCCATGCAGGCCGCGCAAGCGCAAATTGCGGTCAATCAGACGCAAGCCGAGCAAAATCGTGCTGAAGCGACTAAGACATTGATTGAAGCGCGTCTGAAGCCGGTCGAAACTGAGGCGAAAATCAGCCAGGCGCTGACAGCGAATCTGCCGAATCAGGCGGATTTGGCCTCGCGGGAGTTCGACAAGCGGGCAAAAGTGGCTGAGTTGATGCTAAAAGAAGCTGACATCAAGAACAAAACGAAGATTGTGGAACTGCAAATGTCCAAAGCCCGCGATGGTGTGGCCGGATTGGAGAATCAGTTCCTTGAAGAGCTCCAGAAAGGGCTGAAATAATGGATATCGAGAAGATTTTGGCCTCCGATGTCGAGCCCGACGTCTTTACTGGCGTCGGGTCAGCCGTTTCTGAGGCTCGCGAGGTCACTCGGCAGCGCTTAAGCGAGAATGTCCAGACGGTTTTGGCCGCTTTGGGCAAGATGAAGAGCGAAATCGAGGGTAAATACGACGACGTTGCTCTCCAACTTGAGCAACGCATTGCAAATATCCGCGACGGCCGCGATGGCGCGCCTGGACGCGATGGAGCACCCGGCCGAGACGGCAAAAATGGCCGTGATGGCAAGGACGGCCGGCCGGGCAAGGATGGTGTAGACGGCCGCGACGGCGTCGATGGCCAAGATGGCGTGTCGGTGACGAACGCGTACCTCGACTTTGACAACAGTCTCGTTATTGAGCTCTCCAACGGCCGTCAGATCAATGTCGGCGAGGTCTTGCCGCCTGACTTGAGCGATCGTCTGAAAGTCATCATCAACCAAGGCGCCTCGGGCGGTGGTGGAGGCGGGGCGAGTCTGCCAGATCAGACAGGCAACGCGGGCAAGTTCCTAACGACTGACGGCAGCACGGCCTCTTGGGGCACGCCAGCGGGCTCAGGTGACGTTGTAGGCCCAGCATCAGCCACCGACAACGCGGTCGCACGTTTTGATTCGACGACTGGCAAGCTGATTCAAAACAGTGTCGTGACGATCAGCGACACAGGCGCTATGTCTGGCGTTACGTCGTTAGGTGTAGCGGACTACATCGACTTTGATACGACACCCACAGTCTCCAACGCTATTGGCCGCATGTATTGGGACGCGGCGCAGAATACTTTGGCCGTTGGCCTGACATCTACACTTGTGGCCGATGTAGGCCAGACGCTTTACGCTCGCGCAACTAATGCTGAAGCCGTAACCATTACCAAAGGCCAAGCTGTTTACGCGTTCGGCGCAACGGGAAACCGTGTATCCGTTAAATTAGCCAACAATACTGGCGACGCCACCTCAGCAAAAACTTTTGGTTTGGCCGCTGAAGATATTACTGCTGGTGGCACCGGCATGATTATCTGCCAAGGCGTACTAGATGGCTTGGACACCAGCGCGTACACAGCGGGCGACTCCTTGTACCTTGGTGCAACCAATGGCGCCTTGACTGCAACAAAGCCATACGCACCAAACCATTTGGTCTATATCGGAACAGTTGAGCGCGCTAATGCAGGTAATGGGCAAATCTATGTGCGCGTTCAAAATGGCTATGAAATAGATGAGCTACACAATGTGTCGGCTCAAAACCCCACTAACGGCCAGATATTGATCTACAACGAGACGACAAGTCTGTGGGAGAAGGCCAATATTACCGCCGGATCGAATATTACGATCACGAATGGCGCTGGATCAATTACGATTGCGTCTACCGGCGGTGGCGGCGGTTCTGGTGATGGCGGTGCATACGCCTGGTTCTTATCTTAAGAGGTAAACATGAAAACTTTGGTCTTAGACGGCACCGCAATCAGCATTCAGGTGGCGATGTCCACCTCAGCGGCCACCACTAACCCGACATTCGTCGCCACTTACGCTGACAATGCGGGCTCTGGCATTACTGAAGGCGCGACAGACGGGCAACTAAACGGCTCAACTGACGTAACAGTCGTCCCGGCCCCGACCGGCACGAATCGCCGCGTCATTAAAGACATTACGATCTATAACGGCGATTCAGCAGCCGTTACAGTGTTCGTTAAGTACGACAACAATGCTACTCAACGCACATTAGCTAAGATAACTTTGGCGGTTGGCGACACATGGACAACTGACGGTACGTTTGATGCCAACGGCAATTTGAAGACCGTTGCAGGAATGGTCAATCTAACCACTCAAGTGACTGGCACGCTACCGGTGGCCAATGGTGGTACAGGCGCCGCGACGCTGACTGGTGTGTTGAAAGGTAATGGCACATCAGCCTTCACCGCAGCAACTGCTGGAACTGACTATGTTGCTCCTGGTGGAGCTTTAGGGACCCCTAGTTCTGGTACGCTGACTAACGCTACTGGTTTGCCTTTGAGCACTGGCGTAACAGGTACTCTACCCGTTGGCAACGGCGGCACTGGCGCTACTACGCTGACAGGGGTATTGAAAGGTAACGGCACATCGGCGTTTTCTGCGGCGACTGCCGGTACAGATTTCGTAGCTCCAGGTACTGCAACAACTTTTACCGCTACTCAGTCGTTTACCGGCTCTTCATCGACTGTTGCGATGAAGATTACAGATGCTATTGAGCCTATTACTGTATCTGCTACTGCTGCCACCGGAACGATTGCTTATGACGTAACTACTCAATCTGTTCTGTATTACACAAGCAACGCAAGCGCTAACTGGACGGTTAATTTCCGGGGTTCTAGCGGTACGAGTTTGAACACACTGATGTCCACTGGCGAAGCTATCACTGTAACTTTCTTAGTAACTAATGGTTCTACAGCTTATTACAATAATGCGGTTCAGGTAGATGGATCGAGCGTCACACCTAAATATCAGGGTGGTACCGCTTGGACTGCTGGTAATGCAAGTTCTATTGACGCTTATACCTATACGATTGTTAAGACAGGCAATGCTGCGTTCACTGTGTTTGCTGCTCAAACTAAGTTTGCTTAAGGTTAAATAATGGGATTGCTTTCGACAATTGGTGCGGCATCAGCTAGAGCTTATGGATTTACTCGGTCTGCTATTGCTGCGGCTGTTGATGCTTATTTCAATCTTACAACTCTTTTGTTGCCCGGTAATGGTACAAATGGAGCGCAGAACAATACGTTCTTAGATTCAAGCAGCAACAACTTCACTATTACCCGCAACGGTAACACGACGCAGGGTACGTTCACTCCGTTTAGTCAGACAGGATGGAGTAATTATTTTTCCTCGGGTCAATCAAATTACATAACAACACCATCAACAGTGCCATCAATCACTGGAGACTACACAGCAGAAGCGTGGATTTATTTAACTTCATTACCAAATATAGGAGTTATATTTTCTTTAAATGCTTCTGAATTTGAATTATGGGTAAATCTAAATAATGGAATTACTTATTACACAGGAGCTGGAAATAGAATAAATACTACGTCCACAGTTTCGTTAAATACATGGACGCATATAGCTTTAGTTCGTTCTTCTGGTGTAGCAAAAATTTATATTAATGGTGTCGCTGACGTATCTACGTATAGCTCAAGCGCAACTATAGGTTCTGGAACTGCTTTCTTATATTTAGGTAGGGATAGCGGTACAAGCGGGGGTTTTAACGGCTATATTTCAAACGCTCGTTTAGCTATTGGGGCAGCAGTTTATACAAGTAACTTCACTCCTCCAACTGTTCCATTAGGTGCAACTTCAGGAGGTCAAAACCCGCCGACTGGAACACAAACTTATCTATTGACTTGCCAGTCAAACAGGTTTGTTGATAACAGCAGCAGCCCCAAAACCCTGACTATCACCGGAACTCCATCCGTCCAAGCCTTCAGCCCGTTTGCTCCTACTGATGCTTATAGCACTACGACAGTAGGTGGTAGTGGGTATTTGGATGGGACGGGAGATTATCTATCGCTTCCTACGGGGCAAACCCCTCTTTTACTTGGTAACAGCGACTTTACTTTTGAGGCATGGGTATATAAGCAAACAACTGGCGCTGCAA